CGCACTTTAAACGCTTTGTGGCTTTCAGATTCACGTGAATGGGCTTATAAAGATCGCGAGGAGTATGTATTAGCTTTGCGTAACGAATACTTTTTCCTGTACTCGGTTATCCATCCACAAGCTAAAATAAAGAAAGCCTACTTAAATTTATTTATGATTAATCCATACTTAAAGCGTGGTGGTTTTGGTGGTGCGTTGCTAAAATGGTATGAGCAATATCTACGGGAAAATTTTGGTATAGAGTATGTATATTTAGTCCCTTTAAAACGAGCCGGTGTTGATGATGCATATACATATTGGAATAAAATGGGCTTTGATTACGTTAAAGACCCTGATTTGATGAAATTACTAACAAAGGAAAAGGATGCATCTAAAGATAGAAAAGAACTTAAAAACAGTATGCTATACGAACCAACACCAAAAGGTAAACCACCTGGTGATATGCTCGTAATTGACCGACAAGTTGCTATGGATCCTGAACGGAAATCAGCAAAATTGGCATGGAGTGATCGTGAACACCCAACTGTCCCAACAGGTGAAAAGGCTGCTTATGTTTCATCAAGCATGTGGAAGAAAATAACAGATAACCCGTCGGTTTACGTTGAACATGAAAACAAAAAATTTGATGCATATTTGAAAGCTGTACCAACCAAACCAGTGACTAAAATGAGCTTTGATTTTCATTATACTGTTGATGTTACCTTTGAAACGTATATGAAAAAAGTTGACGGGCCTCTTCCTAGAGGTGAAGAATACGCGAACTATAGATCAAAATTAGAATGTTTAGCTATCCCTATTCTTGTGTATAAACTTAACACATCACGCGGATTTCCAGCTGAATTGACTAGTGATACTGCTCGTTGTGATGAGATTTATGGTAATATTGATGGATCTCCTGCTGTTGATGAAGCAAAAAAGTTGTTTGATAGCTTTATAACAAAAAAGAAGGAAACTATTAAACCCACACCGCCACCACCTGAACCTGTCCCTGAACCCGTTTTACCAACTGATTTTTTAGCAAACATACCAGCTCCAGTACCTCAACTGGATTTTATAGACATTGAAAATGATGAATTAAAAAAAGCAATCCAAGCACAAGCTACCGCGTCTCGGCCTCGACTTCGACCACGTGAATCGTTACGAACACCTGCAAGAGAGCCTCAACCAGTTAGACCACCTCCAGAATTGATTGATTTAACATTAGATGAAGAAGAAAATGAACCACCACGACAACGTAGACGAATTGAAACAGAAACAGAGGCTGCTGCTGCAACAAAATCAAACGCAGCCGCAACTGCTCGAAATAGCTACGGTGGTCCAGCAACAACAGAAAGCTACCCTGGACACCCCTTTATTTCATCGCTATTAGACGCCGTAGGAGGAATAAACGCAGCCGGTTCACCTGAAAGAGCCGCTTTAAAATATGCCATCTATCAGATGAGAAAACGGTTTGAGCGATTACCTTTTGCAGCGAGAGGGACGTTTGATGATTACGTAAAAGCAAATGAAGCTGAATTAAACTTAATTGTAGAGTCTCAACTAGCACATAAATCAGCTGCACGAGCTTCACTGCGACCCTAATAAAACGCGTCTTTTTTTCGTAGGTGATGCTTTAGGTCGTAGAATGTAGACACCGTTTTCGTGAATGACGGTTAATGGAAAAATCGTTCGCACACACACCCACCGTGATCTTAGGTTACGAATTGCATCCACGTCTGATTTATCCAACCCTGAGTACCGGCAAAGTAGGTTGTAGAGTTGGTTTTGACTAGCACCATGTGCGAAGACTACAAAGTGGTTTGCTTCACCTAAGAAAAGACGTGTTCGTTTGTAGTCCGTAAGCAAGTGACTACACACTACGATTGAGGAAGAGTTGTGTCGACCCATAGTTGCAATCATGTCTATTACCATTTGAATTTTGTTGTGTATTTCCTTGTTGCTTCGTTCATAGCCTTCCACGTCATCTACAATCGTTAAGCTATTTTCAAAATCGTGAATAGTCAAGTCTTCTTCAAGTAAACTTTCAGGTTTGACGCGTTTCATAACACGAGATACCTGGTCAATTGTCGGGTCTTCCTCAAGGTATGAAATAAAAAAGATTGGGTTTTGTGGATGAAGGACGTTGTAGCGGATGGCGAAGTTTCGGGCAATGTGACTTTTACCGCTTCCTGATTTTCCACCTACCATAATGACATCTCTTCCTCCTTCATGGTGTGTTGGTTCAATTGCAAACTTATAACCGTCAGGTGCCTCTAACGGTGACTCATCTTCTTGACCTTCATCAAGAAAAACTAGGTTTCCATCTTGGTTACCTTTGCCGTGTAAAATTGCAATAGGTATCCCACCTTCTTCGCGGTTTTTTAAATCCTTACCAATAGAAAACACGGACATAATGATTTCGGATCACGTGTTTACAAATGCTGTTATGTCAGCAAATCAACTAACCAAAGAATCAAAACGAAGCTATTTGAAACAATTAGAGCAAGTCAAGCGAAACATGAAAGGAAAGGTGTTTAAGTCGGCAACCCCTAAAATTTACGCAGACACTCTTTATTATATTTTAATGCACCCTAAACAAGTTATGAGTGTTTACGAAGACTTAATGAAAAAGCATAAAATTTCACTAAACTCAGCAAAGGCAAACATGGTTGCGTTAGCATCACTTATAAAAAGATCCGAAGAGTCAGAAATTGCAACCCCTGAGTTGCTTGAAAAGCAAAAGTATTGGGTTAGAAATGTTCGCGTTCTGAACTCTATGTCACAGAAAATTATTGAGAAAAACACCTTATCAGAACGAGAGCAAGAAGCATGGGTTCCTCATTCAGAGTGGCTAGCAAAAGAAAAAGAGATGCGGATATCAGAACCAGGTAGCTACGGACATTTATTAGTAGCCTTCCACTCTCTTGTTGCACCCATGCGCGGGGGAGATCTTAGTAAGGTGAAAATCATTAAATCAGAAGACCCTGACACAAAAAGTAAACAAAACGTATTGATTTGGAACGGTCCTAAACAACCATCACAGCTTATTATTCGTAGTCATAAAACGTCTAAAAAGTGGCCACTCCTTACACGAGATCTACCACAAGATTTGAAGGATGCAATTGACATCTCTTTAAAAAATAAACCGCGAGACTATTTATTTGAAATGGAGTCTGGAAAACCTTGGTCAAAAGCTTCATTTTTAGTATGGAAAAATCGAGAATTTCAACGAGTTTTTGATAAACCTGTAACTACTAATATAGCCAGACATGCGTATGTAAACGCTCAAGATATGATACCTAAATCAATTGAAGCTAGAAGACGGCAGGCTGAGTCAATGGGTCACTCTTTAAGAACACAAGATGAATATAGACGTATTGTTTAACTCAACATACTTGAATGGTGTCGTGCCATTTTACGAACTCGGTCATCCCCACTGCCAGTTGTTTTAAACTGTGGCATTCCAAGAGAAGTAGTCAATTTAGAGCTTGTGTGCATTCCAGAAGCACCACCAATCATTCGAACTAGCTGTGATGAAGTAATAGAAGAACTAGTAGATGCAGCTTCAACATCATTAGTGTTAAGAATTGTTTTTCGGATTGCACTAGAACCACGAACTGACTCGAAAAAACCAGAATTGACAGCCATGATTGTAATGTTAACGTTTGCAGCCGAAGAAGCCAAACTTCCAGTAGATAGGTAGTTAAAAAAACCGTTTCGGTTGTCTAGAGTTAGGTTGACTTGAACGCTGTAGTTACCAAGAGTTCCTGGAGCCAATCCAGATGAAAGAGGAACATCTTGACCCATGCGAAGCAAGACAGGAGAACCAGTCAATTGAACAAATGGTGATGTCGCCTGAAAAGTGTCGAACAAACCAACACCCGAACGTCCTGAAGATGCAGGTGCGAGGGTAGGGAAACGTCCACGTGCGTAGCCTCTAAACTGATGCCAATCCATGTCTAAACCTCCGGCAACAGAGCACGCATAAAGATCTTCTTGAGAATAGTTGTTACACAAGTTAGAATAGTTGTCGAAAGTAACAGCAATATTTGTAATAGGGAAATACGTGTCGCCTTGAGTTTGTCCTTTAAAGGCAGGTTTCACAAAGACAACCAACAAATCAGGAATGGATGATAAAGTGATCGTGTTTGACTGAACTTGGAATGTGCCATTCTGAGTAACAATCGCTGCTGCTGTGCTGTTGTATCGAGGAAATTCAACATATGGAACACTAGAGACAAGTGGAAGCGTGATTTCAGGTGGAGGTGTCAAAAAGGTACACAAAAGACGAGGAACTTGTACCCAAGGTCCAGTTTGGTTTCCAAGATTGTTTACAGGTGGCAACAAACGCATGTTACCAAAAAGAGCGTTAATACCCGATTGACGAGTCATGTAGCTATATGAGCCAGTTGCATTACTGTATCTATCCATGTACATTCGTCCTGCTTTTGAAGCTGTTGTTGCAATATCAATTGTCGCCGTGTCATATCCAACAGACGCTCCAGGTGCAGCGAGAGTCATGTTGACTGTCATGTTTGTTGTTCCGTAAAGACCAACTTCAGTCATTTGTTTAGAGTCTTGCCATAACAAAGGGCTTAAACACAAAGGTTCAACAGACTGGAAGGTAAACATAACCGGTGTAGGTTGAGTACAATCCGTAGCTGTAATAATCCATCCACTGGCTTTTGAAGGAGGAGTGGTTGCAACATCGTAGAATAAAGTTGAACTGGGAATAACTTGACCAATTAAGTTAGATCCAATTGGAATAAACGCAGGTCTATAATTGATAACAGGTACTGTAACGGTGGTTCCACTTGCAAGTTTGTACTGGTAAGCATCAAATTGTTGTAAAGGTCGTCCAGTCGTGGGGTCAACAAAAATAATAGGTGACGCCCCATTTGGAATGTCACTGTCCTTTGTGTTTTCATAAGATTGGATAGCTCCGCTATTGGCGCGAGCATCATCGACAGTTTGAGCGTAAACGTCGTATTTACTTGCGCATGTTCTTTGCATTAAAGAATCGCGAGTTTGAGACACAAGAAGTTGTTCATGGAATGTGTCACCTGTTACGCTTACTGTACAGTCGTTAATAGTGCCTGTAATTGTTCTCGCAAGTGACTGAATAGGAAACAAACCAAGAGATAAATCGGACGGAGCGCCGATTGATTGGTAATAATTGTCAGTAGAACCACCTGCAATAGATGAAAATGACGCAGGTCCAGCTAATTTAATTGAAAAATTTCCATAAACGACTTGTATTGGAAGACCGTTTGGATTATCATTAGGGTACGTAACAAAACTAGGCATTACTAAGCCATAAAATTCATCAAAATCTGACGTAGGTGGGTATGTTACTACTACTTGCAAATTAGGAGCTCTGTTAAAACCTGAATTAGGTTTTATACTTAAAGGAACTGATTGAAATAAACGACAATTAAGCTGTGGGCTAAACACATCGTTTTCTTGGGGGTATGTTGGATTTTGTTTAAACGAGTACATACCACTTACCAATGTTGACGCAAGTGATACAGTTGGTGCTGCAGGATCAACAAAATCTACTTTAAGATTAACAGGTCCACAAAGGTTTCCGGTTGTTGGATCTAGATTTGAAGTATTTACTTGGAGAGTACCTAAATTTGTTGTAATTAATTGATTTGGTGCTGAGGTAACGTTGGCACAAGATACAATCCATGAGCCATACTCAAATGTTGTAGCATCAAATGTGACACTGGTAATTACATAATTAGTAGCGTTTGGAGAAGGATTTAAACCCCATCCAGCAGCTGTTACAGTCATTCCGACAGCAAAACCACATATGTAATCATCACCTGAAGGTGTCCAAAAATTACAAACTCCATTTTGAGCAGCTGTACCAGTAATTCCCAACTTTTGACATTGTAAAGGCAGGATTTGTACATATGCATTAATGTGTAAATCGCAGTTAAGTTCAACCACACCTTCAATTCCTGCCGTGCCAGTTAAAGGGTTTGCTACACCAGGAGATATTAAAGGAAGTTGTTGTGGTAAACTAACGCCTGCATTTCCCTGAAATTCAGGTTGAGGTATAACATCCCAACTTAATGTTGGATCAGAATAATTTGGTGAAGTAGTGGTAGTAACTCCAGTTAAACCAGGCCACGAATCTGCAGGTAAAACACAAGCTGTGTTGCCACCGTTAAATTGAGCAGTCGGAGCATTTCCTGGCGTAGTGTAGGGTGTTCCGGGTGGGGGGTATGTCGCTGGAATAGGTTGATCCTGAATAGTGTAACATTGTGAAGCAGTTGCAGGTGCTTGAATGTTATAAGTGTATGGAGCTTGCGTTCCACTTGCTTCGCAAATTTGTGAAGGAACGGCTTCGGCGTAAACATAAGGAGAAGCATTCAACTCAATTTTTCGATCTGTAAATACATTTAAGGATGGAACTAAAACCTGAAACTGAAGCTGACTAGCGTTAGCAGCAGTCGCTTGAAACTGAGATGTACTCACGGAAAGGGCGCCTTTCTGAACACCGTATTTTGGTGGGTCCTGGATAATGCGCGCATCGTAGACTGCGATCTTCTCAATCTCAGCCATTGTATTATGATATAGGTCTAATTACGTATTCTGTTCGCAAACTTAATTTGCGTAGACTATTTATGGGATGTAGCTTCCCTGAGTGCGAGGCATCTTTCGGATTCGTGAGTCATCCCCTACTGCAGGCTTGAATTGAGGCATTCCAAGAGATGTAGTGAGACGAGAGCTTGTGTGCATGCCTGCAGCGCCACCGACCAATCGAACCAATTGAGAAGATGTCACCGAAGAACTTGTAGATGCAGCCTCAACATCATTTGTGTTTAGGATAGTCTTTCGAAGGGCACTGCTTCCGCGAACAGACTCAAAGAAGCCAGAGTTAACTCCCATGATGGTAATGATGACGTTGTTTGCAGGTGGTAGTCCACCAGTATTTAGATAGTTGAAGAAACCGTTACTATTGTCCAATGTTAGGTTGACCTGGACACTGTAATTTCCAAGTGTTCCAGGAGCCAAGCCAGATGAAAGAGGAATGTCTTGTCCCATTCGTAGAATAATAGGTGCACCAGTCAACTGAACGTTGCCAGAAGTAGCTTTATAAGTATCAAACAACTGACCCTGAACACCAGAAGAAAATGGAGTCAATGTAGGTGTCTTTCCTCGGGCAAAACCCCTAAACTGATTCCAGTCCATATCCAAACCACCAGCGACTGCGCTTGCATACAAATCCTCTTGAGAAAAGTTAGAGCAAAGGTTAGCATAGTTGTCAAACGTGACGCCAATATTTGAAATAGGAATGTATGTGTCGCACTGTGTCTGACCTCTGTAAGCAGGCTTTACAAAAACCACCAACAAATCAGGAATTGATGAAAGAGTAACAGTTGCTGATTGAACAGTAACAGTGCCTGTTGAACCCCAAGCGGCAGTTGCTGAGCTGTTGTAACGAGGAAATTCAACATATGGAACACTTGATACAAGAGGTAGCGTAATTTCAGGAGGAGGGGTTAAAAACGTACAAAACAAACGAGGTGGGGTAACCCATGGACCTGTCTGGTTGCCAGCGTTTGCAGTTGGAGGTTGGAGACGCATGTTGCCAAAGAGAGCATTAATACCAGATTGGCGTGTCATGTAATTGTACGATCCAAACGAGTTGCTCAATTTATCCATATACAAACGAGCAATTGAACCAACGGTCTGACCGATTGTTCCTCGATCATAACCGACAACTGCACCGGGGCTAGCAAGAGTCATGTTAATGGTCATGTTAGTGATACCATACAAACCAACCTCACTCATCTGCTTTGAGTCCTGCCACAAGAAAGGGCTTAAGCACATTGGTTCGGTTGATTGGAAACGGAACATAATAGGAAGAGGGACAGTGGCATCCGTTGGTTTAAGGACATATCCACCGGTAATAGTTGAACTTGGAATTGTCTGGCCAACCAAATTTGAACCGAAAGGGATAAAAGCCGGTCTGTAATTGATGACTGGAACAGTTACAACAGTACCACTTGATGGAAGAGTATATTGGTAAGCATCAAACTGTTTAAATTCCAAGCCAGTGGATGGGTTCACAAAGGTAATTACAGATGAACCATTTGGAATGTCGCTGTCTCGGGCTTCGTCATAAGCTTGGAATGATCCATTTGCAGCATGTGTGTCATCTGCAGACCATGCATACACATCAAATTTACTGGCGCAAGTTCTTTGCATCAGAGAAGCGCGTGTTTGAGACAAAAGAAGCTGTTCGTGAAGCACATCACCTGTTACACTTACGCTGCAATCGTTAATTGTTGCTGTCATGGTTGTAGCAAGTGTTTGAAGAGGAAACATACCAAGCGACAAATCAGAAGGAGCACCAATTGACTGGTAGTAATTGTCAGTGGATCCACCAGCAGTTTGAAGAAGTTCAACACCCTTTAAGTCAATTGTATACGATTCACACTTTGCTTGAACACCATCCACAGGTAAAAATGAAGTGTTGTCAGGTGTCTGAAGTCTCCATGTAAGTTGATCAGCTTTAGTGATATCCACGGATCTATCGATTGTCAAAGGCACTGACCAAGAGCCACTAAAATTAACTGATGGACCATCGCCATAAGGATCTGCATCGCTATTGTAAGCAACTCCAGTAATTCTTGTAGTACCATACACAATAGGAGGGGTTGCGTTATCAATTAATTCAAACGTGACGTTTTGGTGTGTGCAAGATTGAATAGCTGCTGCAGGTGATGATACTACAGGAGTTGCAGCTGGAAAAAGTGAACCGTTTGCTAAAACCGTTCCAGGAGGATTTGCTGTTTGATCTGACTGATATGCATTTAAGTCAATGTTAACCTGAAAAGTACCATCAATTGATGCAACAGATTTGTAAGGATTTGGTTTGTAAGGTAGAAGCACACCTGGGCTTAAAAGAAAAGCTTGTGTTTCATCTGGAGCGGTAAAGTCATATCTAAAAGCTGGAAGAGGGTCCGGTCGACCAATTCCTGATGCAGCTGAACCAGTCAAACCAGGCCATGAATTTGCTGGTAAAACGCATGCAGTGTTGCCAGATTGAAAGTTTTGACCATCCGGTGGAAATGTGGCAGGAATAGGATGGTCTTGAAGATTGTAGCATTGTGAAGCTGTTCCAGGTGGTTGGATATACACACCCGCGGGGACAGCAATAGGGGTGGTAATAGCACCAACCTGTTGAACAACTTGTGAAGGTACAGCTTCAGCATATACATAAGCAGATGCATTCAACTCAATTTTTCGATCTGTAAATACATTTAATGATGGCACTAATACCTGAAATGAAATCTGACTAGAATTTGCTGCGTTTGCTTGAAACTGAGAGGTACTTACGGAAAGAGCACCTTTCTGAACTGCGTATTTCGGTGGGTCTTGGATGATACGCGCATCGTAGACTGCGATCTTCTCAATCTCAGCCATTGTATTATGATATAGGTCTAAATACGAATTTTATGTTCACGCTTCCGTAATTGCTTAAGACTAATGGCACAAGCTCTTGTGTGATTCTGTGTCTATAATACAAAGAGTATTCAAGTTGTTTAAACAATTTTGTATCTAACAACGCAATATAGTGAAGAACGTCCATTTCATAGCGTGTAATTGATCGTGCGTTGTAGAACGAATACGCTTGAGGAAAGACCTCGCCTATAATTTTCTGAGTAAGTGAAATTGTTTCAGATCGATTGGTAAATGCTGAAGAATCTGAGTCGATTAAATATGACACTGGGGAAGAGAGCTCCTCTAAAACCGGAATGTTGTCACTTACCACGACGATACTTTGAACGGGTGACATACACGAAGACAGCGACTCTGAAGACTGGAAAATCTCATAAAAATTTTGATCCACTAACGGGTTTAGTGAAGTACTATTGTCCCAAACCCAATACTCTATACTCGGAAATTTAGACCCTGATCTCAAATCGGATAAAGTATCTTCGTAGGAAGTGCAATATGCAGGAAAATTGTCCATTAAAAATTTAAAGGAGGTATTAGATTCTAGAGTAAACCATTCATCATTATGATTTGAACCTTGAAAACCCCACGATGATCGTTTAAAATTATAAAGCGCTACATCCGTTTGTGAGTTGATCACTTGATTAATGTTAAGAGTGCCAAATCCATAGCGATCATATTTTATACTGGAAAGAAGCGTAAGTTCATTGTAATGAAACAGAGGCGCTTCAGTTAGGAAGATAGGAACAGGAATAATTGACGTGAATGATGCAAAAGGGTAGTTTACTGGAGGTGCTACAAAAGGGGCAATGGATATTTGCTGGGCAGTAGAATAATTTCCGTTTGGTGTTCCGCGTTCAATATTTGCAGTCATAACTGTGTATGAACCTGAAACAGCAGTCGATTTCAAACAAAGAGCATATTTTGTCAAGTCTCCAGTTTGATATGGAACACGACCTAGATAGTACCATGCATTCGTGCTAACAGGTGTCGTTGGGATAGGTTCCGGGTTATTTTTCATAGCTACAAAAGCAAGAGAAGCTGCTGTTACACCCGTTACAGCTAAATCACCCACAACGTAATTTGTTGTAGCACTCCATACAAAGTTAACAGCAGGAAATTGAAGCAATGCCGTGTAAGCGTTGAAAGCAACCGCCAATTGTCGATTCAAACTGTACGCAGCCATATTGGGTACCTCAGAAAGTGAATCTGTGATAACACGTTGAATACCTGTGTTAACGCAATCGTTTAAAAATTTGTTGAATTCATAGACATTGTAATAGGTGGTAGCACCAGAATCACTACCAAAATCTTGCTGTACAGTAGGCGGGCGAGGAAGGTTTGACGTTAAATCTTGAGGTTGCCAATACAAGTTACGATACGCTGAAAAATTCCAAGCAACTGTATACGCGCGAGTCCATGTTTGTGACGGAACTGATGCAGTTGGTGGATACGTAGCTGGTTGAATTGGAAGGTTGTCTGTTGGAATATAGCCTAAGGTTCTCATAAAATTGTACTTTTTTGATGTTAACAAAGAGTCAATCAATTCATCGTAACGGGTATCCATTGTGTAAAAATTAGGGGCCAATTTCATGATAAACTGGAAGCTAGAAAGGTCAGTCGTATCATTAATAAACGACTTTCCAATGGGTGCCAAAGTAAAGACTGTAGCCGTTCGTTTTATAATACGATAATAACCGCCATAGATACTAGAAACAGCAGCTGCACCGGGTTGAGTTGTACTACTGACTGTGATTTCGACTGGTGAAGTTAAGGGATGGTCATCAAGGTCTCCAAACCCTCTTAAAAATCCATAATCCGTTGTTAAACCCGCACCATTATACGTTAAAACAAGAGAACCTTGAGTGGTAGGGTTGTATGAGTTTCCTGTGAGAAGTAAAGGTTGAAATTCAAATTCGTCAGTCAAAAATTCGATGTGCCCACCATCTTTGACCGTTTGATTGATAACGTATCCATCTTGAGCTTGCTGAGAGTCAAAATTTATTTCAATTGTACCAGGTGCAGAAGTTATTGTAACATACGCACTTGGTTGTCCTGGGTTGCTGTTCCAATTAAAATCAGCACTAGTACAAGTAATAGTGCCATTTTTTGCTTCAAACACTACCCACGTTGCACTTGTAACTCTTTGATCTAAACCATCCTGTTGACCAGATGTGTACGTAAGAATTGTAATCGTCTGACCCACCTGAAAATTATCTGTATCAGCCGGATCTGCTAACATGAAGGCCATTTCCACAGGCAACGTTGGTGGAATAGTAAATGAATACGCACCAGTAAATGAAACACTGAAAGCAGCATCACTATAGTTTAGAGCTAGAAATGAATTTGATGCAAGAACATTAAACGCAAGAGGTGATAATAAGTTTGAAACAACACCAATCACAGTGGCATACACTTTAGGAATGGGAACTGTAGGGTTTGTAGGGTCAATAATACCAAAAAATCGAACACGATCTCCAACTGAAAATCCAGCTGTATCGGCAATTTCAACAATTAATGCTGCTGGATTACCACCGTAAGGGGAAGTCGTTATATTTAATATTTTTTGCTGAACAGATCCAACAACAACCGGCGTTAAACAAGTTGTACGAAGTGGTGAATACAATGTTTCAGTTGTACGCTGCATCCAATAGTCAAAAAGAACTGACAAATTTGTGTTTGTAACAGGCGTTGGAATAAGTGTCATATCACAACTTGTGTTGTAAGTGTCCACCATTGGAAGTGTTGCGTCTGGGACATTTAGAAGTGTTGATTCACCCCAATAATTTGAAGAGGTGTCAGGTAAAACAGGTTGTGCTCCACCCTCAAGTAGTTGTGTAAACAATGAAGAACCATCAGGCGGCAGTTCAAGCAAACTGTTACGCCACGTTGCAGATAAACCCACTTCGTAGATCAATCGGTTAATATCCGTTCCAATTTGAACTTGTGGTTGAAAGATAGGAAGAGCTTTTGTTTGAACATCGATCGATTTTACAGCGACTTCTGCCCGGGATGTTTTACCGACAATTGGCAAAACGCGTGTTTGGCTAAAAGAGGTCTCAATTCCATGTAAATTTGTATGGTCTTCACGCTGAATGTTAACCATATTCGTATTCATGTAG